GGATTTTTATTATATATTTCTCTCAACTGATTTAAAATATCATCATTTATTATTTCTTTTGCCTTTGTTTCCTTTACTTCTTTCACAGGCACCTCTTTTGTTTCCTTTTCTCTTGCTTCTTTTGTAGACCTAGTATTATATTTTTTTGTAGTTGTTTTTATCTCTTCTTTTTCTTTTTCCTCTTCTTCTTCATATTCTTCATCATCATCCTCATCCTCATCCTGATCCTCATCCTCATCAGTGCTACTAGTTGATGAAATAGATGCGTCTTCATCCTCGGTTTCTTCATCTTCCCAATCAGAATCATCCTCTTCGTCGTAATCATCTTCATTGTCATCGCCAATTGTAAGAATAATATTAATTTTTTCTTCTGATTCTGATTCCTTTTCATTCTTTTCCTTTTTCTCTTTTAGTTTCTTCCCTGCCTTTATCTTATTTGTCAAATGTTTTGATGGAAATATTTTTGAGAGAAACTTTCTATATTCGTGAACATCCATTTCATCCTCATTTTCACTTTCGCTTTCACTAGAACTGTCTGTATCATTGTTTTTCCTTTTGTTCATATTATTTTTAGGCATTGGTTATATTATTTAATAGAATATATTTAAATCATTTTTGGTTATAAAGAACCAAAAATGATCATGACTTGCTTCACTGTTTAAATCATTTTTTGATGATCAGGACTTGCTTCACAGGTTTCACACATTCATCGATGACGACGTGTTCGTCTTTTCGTTTTATGTCCTTTTCCCTTTCTTCCTCTTGCTACATTATCTCTTCCTAAAAGACTTTCTCTCAAAGGTTCGTTTTTTGGAGAATCACTTTTAAACACATCATCACTTATATCACTGTGTTCACTATCTTGACGCTTAATAGATTCCGCAACTTTGCGTTGTTTCTGCATATTGTTTATTTCACTTCTTGCTCTTTTTTCATAACTAGTTGGAAAAGCAGTTCGACGAATTGTCTTTCTATTCAAAAACATTAATCCTAATAAAACTCCTCCAGCAGCAGTGGTTCCGATAATTAAAGGCAAGCTCATATGTTATATTAATAAAATAATTATTGGTTAGTATTATTGCAATTGTTTTAATGTTTTTAGTTGAAAATCAAATGTATTGGATTTGATGAATCACCAGTTATAAAACAGTATATTCCGAATAACCAGATACTCCACCACTATTTTACATAGCATTAATTTAATTCTAAATCCGGTTATCCGATTCTCGTTGCGGTATAATATCCAGTTCCTGAAATTGTTACATCAATCCCAGTAAAAGTAATTTCAAATATAGGATAAACTGTTGTTCCAGTAGAGTAATAAGAAAATGAACCTGAAAATGCTGGGGTGTCCACAACAAGATAATTATTAGTTGAGTATATTCTTGTGATTCCACTATTAGAAATTCTATTTGCGTAAGTAGCAGAATTAGCAGTAAGAGAACAAAATAAAGTTTGTTCCGAAACTGTAACTGTTCCTCCTGTTATTGCTAATTCAATTGAATAATCTATGTTCCAAATTCCAGCAGTCAAAGCAATTCCAGCAGTAGAAATATAAGTTGGAGTTCCTGATGGAAAAGAACTAATCGCAAATCCTGGTCCATTTGTTAATTGATAACCCAACATCGTTGATGCCGGTGCTGTTAAGTATGTTGTTTGTAGAGTAAGACCGCCATACAATACGAGAGAACCTGAAGCATCTGTTCCCGGACAAACCACCGTTTCTGCATATGTGCCGAGCATAATTTGATGGTTTGCAGTGCAAGTTGCTCCTGGTATTCCTGATGGCACTCCCACTCCCGATAATAACCCGCTTCCACCACCTATCGCTGTTGAAAATAGATGATTACCAGAAGAAGAAAACGCGCCTAATGCTGTCGAATAATATGCACCTGTAACTGAATACGCGCCTAATGCTGTTGAAGATGACACACCACCAACAGTTTCTGACGCACATGACCCTATAAATGTATTATATGAACCGCCAATTGAGTTCGCATTTGCTAAATATCCTATTAAAGTATTTTCATTATTAGAAGCATCGAGAGTTTGACCTGCTCCTTGTCCGAAAACAGCGTTTTTATCTCCTTTTAGCATATTACCTAATGCATTTGATCCAACAGCAGTATTTCTAATTCCATATGTTAATATATGTAACGCATTTGTTCCAATAGCGGTATTCCATTGGCCAGTTGTGACGGCTTGCAACGAACCATTGCCAAAAGCACAAGCCCCATTGGTAGATATTGCCGATTTCAACGCATTCGTTCCGAAAGCTGAATTTTCTAGTGATAACGAATTAGTATTCATCAAACAGTTCTTACCAAAACAAGTATTCAAACTCACATCTTGCGTAGATATATAATTACCTACTCCTGCTCTAATTCCTTGTATAAATATATCACCTCCATTAAAAGAAGTAGAATCCGCTATTGATGTTGCTACACCGATACGTGACAAATAAGTTGAAGAAGCGTCGATAATTGTCAAATAATTCGCAAATTCAGCAGCGGCATCAGTTATTGTTAAATAAGTTAATGCGGCATCAGTTATTTTCAAATATATACTATTATTGTCTATTGGATAATTATTAATGGCACACGTTTTTGTACATTTCATTTTAAGGATGTCAACATAATCACTTGAATAATTATTCTTATACATGGAGCTAAAAGTTCTTGACATATATTAATATCATATAATTTATTTTTGTGAGTTTAAGGATAATTGCATATAACAAATATAATGTATAAATAAAAAATTGATTTGAAAACAATATAAATATTATTGTTATATAATAAAAGATGTCAAATTCTTCAAAGATTATTGGAATTCAATTTAGCATTTTGTCTCCTGATGAAATACGCAAAGGCTCAGTAGCAGAAATAACAAGCAGAGATACATACATTAACAATAAACCTGTTATAGGAGGATTGTTTGACCCTCGAATGGGTGTATTAGAACCCGGCTTAATTTGTCCCACTGATGGCTTAAATTATATGAAAACGCCCGGTTATTTTGGACATATTGAATTAGCTAGACCAGTATTTTATATTCAATATTTGAAGACAACTCTGAAAATATTGAGATGTGTTTGTTTCAAATGTAGTAAATTATTAATTAGTAAAGAACAAAATAAGCATCTCCTAAAATTGTCAAATGACAAAAGATGGGATTATGTCTTTGCTCTGGCAAGTAAAATAAAACGATGCGGTGAAGACATTGAAGATGGATGCGGCTGTTTACAACCGACCAAAATAAAAAAAGAAGGATTGGCAACTATTATTGCGGAATGGAAAGGCAACGAAACCGGCGACCTGATTCTAATCCCTGAAATAGTGTTGAAAATATTTAAAAGAATATCTGATGAAGATGTCTCTTTTATGGGTTTTAGTCCGATTTGGTCTCGCCCTGATTGGATGATTTGCCAAACCATGATGGTTCCACCACCATCAGTCAGACCATCTGTAAAACACGACGCACAACAACGCAGTGAAGACGATTTAAGTCATATTTTAGTCAATGTTATAAAAACAAATAAATCCTTGCAAGATAAAATACAAAATAATGCACCGGCAAATGTAATCAATGAATGGACTACGCTTTTACAATATTTTGTGGCGACACAGGTGGATAATAAAATTCCTGGTGCTGCACCTGTCGCGCAACGTTCTGGTCGTCCTTTAAAGTCAATCAAAGACCGTCTTGGAGGCAAAACAGGACGCATTCGCGGGAATCTAATGGGAAAACGCGTGGATTTTAGTGCTCGTTCAGTCATTGGTGCTGACCCAAATATTTCAATCCGTGAACTCGGTATTCCATTGAAAATCGCCAAAAATGTGACGAAACCTGTTGTCGTGAATAAAATGAACAAGGCGTTTTTAAGGAAATTAGTTTTAAATGGTCCTGATGTATATCCCGGCGCGAAAATGCTGGAACAATCAAATGGTCAAACTATCACTTTGCGATATATGGACCGCAATTCAATCGTGCTTGAAGAAGGCGACATTATTCACCGTCACATGATGGATGGAGATGCTGTCTTGTTCAACCGACAGCCCACTTTGCACAGAATGTCTATGATGTGTCATGTTGCTCGAATTATGAAGCAAGGTGACACATTCAGATTAAATGTAGGCGCAACAAAGCCTTACAATGCCGATCAAAATTTAACCGTCAAGGTTGGCAACAGGGGGCGTTAAAAGCGTGTTACCCCCTAGTGGATAATCAATAGTGTTTGAGGCAAACCAATATAAAATGATTAAATGAATGAACAACATTATAAAAAATAGTAGATTAGATTAGATTATCATATAAAAAATAGTATAGAAATGCCTCAAATATTTATTGATTTATTTGCAACACGACCAAATTGCGGGAATCCCCTTAGAGCCTTCATTACCACTTCTGATGGAAACATCAGCAAGGAACTCGGTTAATTGCCGAACACAATGGTAAAAAAATGAAGGATTGGGCAATCCGCAGCCAAGCCCCTAACCTCGTTATGGTAAGAGTATGGGGAAGGTTCAGAGAGTAGATGGTGGTGGGTCTTATGTGATGGTTTAACCGACCTGATAAGGCTTAAGGTGTATTCCTGCCCTTTGGGAAACCATTGGGACTTCTTCCAGTTTGACGGGGATGAAATGAATTTGCACATGCCGCAGGATCCAGAGTCCGAGGCAGAATTAAAGCATTTAGCAGCAGTAGAATATCAGATGATTAGTCCAGGAAATAATGCGTCGATTATAGGTATTTTCCAAGATTCAATGTTGGGTTCATATCAATTCACGCGAGAAAACATTAAATTTACCCCACGCGAAGCAATGAATTTATTGATGATGTCAAAAAGAGTGAATGAAGACTTGTTTACAAAAGGGGATGAGTTCATTACCAATTTTGAAATATTATCTCAGATTTTGCCGCCAATGTCATTGAAATACAAGACAAAGGCATTTAATGAAGATACAGATGACAAGAACACTTCAAATGCGATTCTTGAAATAAAAAATGGAAAATATATTCGTGGGCAAATAGACAAGAGTGTTCTTGGAGGAAATTCAAAAGGTATTATCCAACGAATTTGCAATGATTTCGGTAATTTAGCATCCTCCAATTTTATCGATGACCTGCAAAACATTATTACAGAATATTTAAAATCAACAGCATTTAGTGTAGGAATTAGCGATTTGATGTCAAATGAAAAAACAAATGAATCAATCACTCAAATTATTACAACGAAAAAAACAGACGTCCAAAATATCATAGACCAAGCACAAATTGGAATGTTTGAAAATAATACGGGAAAAACAAATCAGTCCGAGTTTGAAATGCGCATCAACAATATTTTAAATCAAGCAACATCTGAAACGGGTAAAGTCGGATTGAAAAGTTTGAATAAAGACAACAGGTTTGTTACAATGGTAAATGCGGGTTCAAAAGGCAGTGATTTGAATATTTCATTTATGATTTCTTGTCTCGGACAACAAAACGTAGATGGCAAACGAATACCATATGGATTTGAACACCGAACTCTGCCACATTTCAATAAATTTGACGATTCACCCAGTGCGCGTGGATTTGTAGAAAATTCATATATTAATGGACTTACTCCACAAGAGTTGTTCTTTCACGCGATGGGTGGACGTGTTGGTCTTATTGATACTGCCATTAAAACCGCTTCTACTGGATATATTTCACGCAGATTGGTGAAAGGATTGGAGGATTTGATGGTGAATTAT